TCTTTCCAGTACGCCTTCCATATCAGCAACATCCGTTTGTTTTAAAACTTCAATTTGATCAATCAGACCACTCTGGTAGAGCTGCATATAGTATTCAAACCTAGCCCATCTATTCGATGGAAGAGTTGAGCCAGAAACAATGATAATATCATATTTACCTACAGATATATCATTTAATTTTTCCATTAGATGACCACTTATCTCATCGTAAATATTTTGATTAATTCTTACTTCTTTAGGTTTATTGTTTGGTTGCATTAACCTAATTACTTTTTCTGATGTATATACATATTGCATTAAACCAACAACAGCTCTTGCTAGTTGATTTACTGAATATTCAATATCATCTTTTTTGGACTTGATGCGTCTTTGACCATATTCGTCAAGAGCAACAGTTCCTTTAAATGTTTGCGGGGCAGAACCAACGTCGCCTTGCATAAATGTATAAATTCCTAATATTCTTTCTATATCAGCTTTAGCATCTGCTTCGTTTTTATATAGTTCATTTGGTAGTGGTACTGGTCCCGCAACAATTGGTTGTCCAAGCTCTGGGTCAAATTCAATTACAGCCGTACCTGCACGACCCCATTCTTCTTCCAATTGCTTTTTGTTCATTGAACCACGAGGAATAAGTAGTTTTACATTGGTAGAACTACTTGCATGAGCTACAATTAGTGATCGTAGTTTATTAATATACTCTTGTAAACCACGAACTGTTCTAACATCACTAATTGGATATGGATTCCTATGGTGATTGTTCATTATTGGAACAACAGGATAATCTTCTATCGGCAATACAACAGAATACAGATATTCATCTCCAACTGAGATACATTGCTTTATGTTGGTGACCATAACTTTATTAACCATGATTTTTTCATTGTCAATAAGTTCGCCTTTATTGATGGGATCTATAGCAGTATAACTGTTCGGTATAGAATTTTCATTCTCCCTACCAGCCACTGGAATGGGTTGCCCCGTCATGGGGTCAAGCTCCAAGTGATAAACTTTTCCAACTTCATCATGAATCGCCATAAACTTGGAAACATTCATCTGATCAGTAAATATCTGCTGTTCTCCTCCAGAAACAGTTAATATAACTGCTGGTTCTTCTCTGTATTCTGCGTATTGAGGATCTGTTAAAAGCTTTTCATCGTTTGACAAAGGATCAAATACTCTATAATAAGGAATCTTTACCTTTGTATATCTTTCAAATATTTCCAGTTCTCTTTCAAGGTCAATATCAAGCATTTCACCTTTACGAGGTTTTGGTAGCACATCTTCTTTCATAAGTCCAAAACGATTTTCACTTTCTTCGTTTATATGGCTTGTTTGAGCTGATGCTCTGATATTTTCTTCAAATTCTGGATATATTTCAATTAATTCTTTTTCTGTCATTCGTTTTGCAATAATAATATTACTAGCATCCCGACAGAAGGGATCTTGAGAATCTGCATCAAAGTATACAGATAAAGGATCTACTGACTTTATATATACTTCCCCTTTTCCAAAATCAGCATCTGGATGTATGTATGCTACCATAACACCCATACCTTTTACATAATAATCATCAATAGCTTGTTTTAATTCCGTATTACCATTAGATATATCCCATACCCAAGACATAAGGTCTGAAAAGACTCTACCAACTTCTGTATCGGAATTATCACGCCCAGTAGATTGAAACTTAGGAGCGTTTGCAGTAAGCATAGCTTTTGCTTGTTCTACTGCTGGATGGATTACATTAACAACTAAAGGTTCTTGTGCTCTAGCACGTAAAGACTTTACCTGCTTATCAGACCATTGTTTACCAGCTCTAAATTCTGCATCTTCAGCGGCTTGCTTAGACCAATCTGAACGAGCAGAACTATAATTAGAGAATAAGTCTTGTGTAAGTCTTACTTCTGGATGTATCTCTGGCATGTGGAAAAATGCATTTTAATATCATCTTATACGTTTTCGAGGTCATAATTGTTCCTTGTAAATTAAATAAACCTCAAGCAATCATCCAATCAAAACTTTGAGTCTTTACATATTGTTCTTTTTCTACCTTCATATCACCAGTTTCATGTACTGGTGAATACGTATTTTTCATTGCATAATATAGACCATCCAAAAGGTCATCATGTTTTGCCCTAGGGTATAATAGCAATTCATCTCTTAGTTCATCCATCGAATCTAGCATATATACTTTTTCTTGAGCAAAGTATGGTTCCATCGTTTCTAATCTTGCTGATTTACTATTCCTAGGGGTTTCTTTTATTTCCAAACCAGCTATAAACATATTTTCTTCATCACATCGTTGTCTAATATATTCTCTTAGCATTTCCTGATAACCAACAGATTCAATACGAACCTTAGAAGGTTTTAGTATTTTAAAATGCTCTATTATCTGATTTGCAAGTTTCATAGGAGTAGCCCTCTTACGGAAGTAGGGGAGAATATACCTGTTGTTCTCTTTATCAACTGCTACAGCTACTATTGTACTATAATCAGCTGTCTTTCTAGTTGATGAAGCAGGGTCTACTCCCATGAATACGTTAACTGGTAATAATTTATCTGTTTCTTCGTGATTAATAGCTTTAAACTGAATAAAAGCATCTCCATCTTCTCCATGAATTAATTTACCATCATATGATTGAAAATACTGTTGTTTAAACAGTTGATCTTCATCTCCAATGATTTTACATAAATATTCTCTATAAAACACAGAAACTCTATTAATAGATTCTAATTCTTCTTTTTTCTTTTGAAGTTTCTCTATAGGATGCCATTCTTCCCATAATGAAATCTTTTTATCTAGGTCTGGAGCAAAATACATATTTTCCCAGCCCTTCATTTCTTTTAATGTTTCTACCATGCATCGCTGGTGCTGCGGAGTACCAATGACGGCTATACGCCCTCTCTGCGGATCTAAGGAAGGTAATGCACTCTGCAGCAGCCAACGTAAGTTTACTTCCATTGCTTCTGCTGTCTTAGTATTGTTTTCATCTTCTGGATCATCTACAATAATTAATGTAGGTCTTTGATTTCCTTTTTTAATTCCACGTAACTGTTGACCAGTACCTTTACATATAATCATAGACCCATCTTTTAGCTCTATTTCAGATTTGGACCATTGTCTAGCAGAATGCTGCCCCCAATATCCAAATAAACCTCTAAAGTTTGCTGAAAAGTCTAAACAATCTTTGATTGTACCTAATAATTTAATAGCATGGTCTTGAGTTCTGGAAACTAAGACGATTAATTTTTGCCCCTCATGGAACATTAGGTGATACAAGGGGAACACTCCACCAACGATGGAAGATTTGGCGTGTCCACGAGGGGCGACAATATTTATTTGTTTAATTTCTTCATTCATTAAGCGTTTTGCTATCTCATAATGAAATTGAGGAGATGCAGATGAAAACATATTAGGCATACATACTTTTCCAAATAAAACAAGGTTGTTAACTAGCTTACCTTTAATTTTATTTATATCTTCAGTCTTGGTAGCCATAACTGTACATATCTCCTATCATTTCTAATTCATTAATTGCATCATATGCTATTTTCATCATGGATTCTTTTGATAAATTAGCATCATATGCAACTTCTGCTAAAGCTTCTATTGCAATCTCCATTTGCATTCGTATAATATTTTGTGGATCGACTCCTATATATTGTTCTTCAGGACTGATCGGATTCTCTTGCTTCATTGACTTCTTCTTTCCGCTGCACAAGCAAAGATTTCTCTTCAGATTCTATTGCTTCTGCTATGCTGCTGGACATATCTAACTGTAATGTATCTGTAACAATCTTTTTAGAAGGTTTCATTTCCAGTAGCTCCATAAAATAATCACATGCTTTCAGCATATTAGTCACGTCTTGTTTCTGACGTGCTATTTCTACTGCTTCTAACATAGTGTCAACTACCGAGGATTTGTTTATACCTTTCTCTTCCATAACTTCTTTTAATTTTTTCTCTATCATATCTTTAATAAACTCCTGTTTCAGTATTCGCTTAATAGTTGCAGATGGAGAATCTTGATCTGGTCTATATATCTTTCCTAGTTTATCATAATCAAAACCAGAGGAAGATAAAGCTTGCCCTACATAAGCGTTTACTAAATTTTTGGTACGTGTTTTCTTTGCTTCTCTTTCTTGCCAAGACTTTGGATTTGTTTGAGAATAAACTCCACAAGCTTTATTGACTAAATATTCTATCTTATTAGTATTTCCAGCCCAATTTGCTCCATGACAAAGCCTAATAAAGGTCTTAACCCGACCATTCTTATCGGTATAAATTTTTTTACCTATACATAGACCTACAAATCCATCATCTGTTACCGCATAGTCTCCTTCTTTTGCTTTTTTCCAATGAATATAAGCAATACCTAGCTTTTCAGCTTCTTCTTGGGTATAAATCTTAAATACTTTATTTATTCCCTTTACTTTTCTTCGTAATATATCCATTCAGTCTCCAGATACTAATGTTATATAGTCTCCATCTATAATAACGTACATATCTCCAATTATACTGAAATTATATAGTTCAGTACTTACCATATTCCCTATACTATTCATATACCATGATTTTAATACATAATCTCCAGCTGGTATTTGATCAATATCTCCTTGAATCGTATATGGACACATTTCTTCTTGCAAATATATGATATTATCTGTTGTTCCTTGACAAACAGCCAATATTTGGCTGCAATCTGGTGGTACATTACCTGTTTCTACATAAATATCAAATAATGTACTGTCATTATAAGCATTATCGACATAAACAGTATCAATTTGATATATTGTATCTATTCTTACTACATATACAGTGTCTTGTATACGTTCATCGTACACTGTATCTATCACTACATCATAAATAGTATCATTATAGGTAGTATATACTGTATCTGTTTGAAAAACATACAGGGTATCTGTATCTACATGTGTAATGATCTCTTCTACTGTGCAATTATATAAAGATAATGCAGCAATCATTGCTAATATTATTCTCATTTTCTTCCTTTCCCCTTGAGTAACTCTATAGAGTAACTCTATAAGTGTTTATATAATATACTAGGAAAAGAGTAATTACACAAGTGTATATACACTATAGTGTTAATCCCTACTCTCATTATATGATTCGGTCTTTTTATTTAATTGCTGTTCTAAGATTTTGTTAATAATCTTGATCTCCGCATCTAGGATCTCTCGCTCATTATCGAGTTTTCTCATATCAGAGAAAAATACATCTTCGTCTATAACATGAGCTTCCCATCTACCTGTGATCATGTTAAATACTTCGTATACCCTACGTTTACCCATGCATAATTATACAAATAAACATACCAATTGTTCCAGTAGAGAGTGGTGGATGTAAAACTATTTCTAGAATGTGTGTGGGAGAGAAGAGTTACCCCCACCCCCCGTTAAATTACGGTTAGTGGGTTCGATCAGGTTGAGTTCAAACGTTAGGTTGAGTTCAATTGATCTGGGTGTACTCTTAGCTATCACATCACTGTGACTACTCAATCCCCCAACACATATGCGTGAGCTTTCTATACTAATCCACACCTACACGTGAGAGCTTACTGGTACTACTCAGCTTTAGCTACCCTTATATTTGTGTAATTAATTAACTAAGAAAGGTACACTATTATGAATAAACTACGTAGTATAGTAAATGTAAGTAAAGCGTTAGGTTTAACTGTAACAGCGTTAGGTGTTAATGCTATAGATAAGGTTAAGTCTGGTGTAGAAGTATCCAGAGAGGTATACGCCACAGCTAAAGAGAGAGTACTTCAACGGGAGCATGATAGGATGACGAAAGAACATGATAAAGTAGACGATAATACTGATATAAGAGTCGAATATTTGAAACAGCAAGCTTCTGAACGTGCAGAAGCAAGATAGCTAATAATACATCAATACTACAAGGGTAGGCTCAACAGAGCTTACCCTTTTTTTTGGTAATTAACTAACTAAGAAAGGTACTAACATGAATAAAATTACAATGGATCAAATACATAAAGCGTGGAATGATGCAGTAGATGCATTAGTCAAGCATAACCATAAAACACGTCCACCTAGTATGGAGTGGTTATTTATGGTGGAACTTAAAAAGCTAGATATTGATATTGGCGATATAATTACGTACATATACTGTAATCATGGAGAGGTAGAGAAAGAGAATGAAGAGCTTAATGCTGAAATAGAGCTTCTAAAGGAAGTCAATGAAAGCACTAGAGTTAATCTTGTAAAAGAACTTGCGAATATGAAGGATTTACAAAGTAACATAGAAGATTTAGAATCTTCACTAGTTACAGCAAGATACTTCATATTCCTAGGGAGTATGTTTGCATTCTTGCTTGGTCTAGCTTGTCTATTTCTCGTCGTATAATCATAACTGGGTAGCTCAGCTAATGTTGGGCTACCCTTTTTTATGGTGTTTATCAATAACTAAGGAGGTACTTAATTATGAACTGGTCTAAATATACTATATATCAACGTGTTCGTATGTGGATAGCACAACTTATGTGTCCATATAGTGAACCATTTCACTATCACCATGACGGATGTCCATCATGTCATCAACATTGGGAATAATTCTATTATATGGGTAGGCTCATCTGGGTCTACCCTTTTTTATGGTGTTAATCAATAATATAATAGGAGAATACTTATGAATGAATATAATCCAGTTTATGACAGTTTTACATATTGGATAACAAATAATAGTGACGAGTTAGATTGTATATTTGCAGAAACAGGTGCAGATAGAGAATTAGACTTTAACTATGAAGACTGTGCATATGAAATATTTATTGACAGAGAGGGTAAAGATTTTGACTGATTCTGTCAGTAAATAGTAATTAAAGGGTAGACTTAACTGAGTTTACCCTTTTTTTTGATCAATCATAAACAAAGGAGATACTATGTTGTGTGAACAATGTGAAAGTACAAATACAACTGATGTTAATGGACATGTAAAATGTCAAGAACATCATATACAATCTTATGATTATCTTCAACGGGTACGCTACTATAACGAAGAGAGATTATCTGATCTATATGATCTCTCTAGTGAAGAAGAGAATTTTGAGTACCTAGAGATGAAGTATCATCTAGATTGATTACACTAATAAATACAATGTTTGGTGGCAATCGAGCAGGGTTATGTTAAACACGGGAAAGTGTGTACTTGTATTTATAGGGGAGATTTATTCTCCCCTTTTTTATACTATTACCTAAAAAATGACTTCTTGTCAAAAAAGGCGTTTCTTTAAATTACCCTTTTATTTGATAGTTAACTAATAACAAATAAAGAAAGAGAGTACTATATGTTAAAACTCAATACTATCTTAAGTGTGATTGCACCAGCAATTACTTTTCAAATGTCTACGAAAGTAGATGATGAGTGGGAGAATGAACGTGTGTCATTTGCTGATGTGAAAGCATCTGAATTGCCTGATGAGGGCAGTGATAAACAGCCTGTCATCTATAACATGTGGATAAATTCACACGCTACTGAAGAGAGTGTAGCTTCTGCAAGAGATGAACTTGCTAAGAAAGGTCTACGCATTCTTACAACAGAAGATAGTGTGTATTCCAGTAAGTCTAATGGATCGTACAGATTCATGATAGTAGGCGATCAAGCATAACAAACATAAGGGAAGTGGGTCAAACCGCTTCCCTTTTTTTTAGCTTATTAAAGGAGTATAATATGCTAAATAAAGTAACAAAGAAAGAATGTATGGAAGCAATAGATTACTTATTTATTGAGGGATTTGTTGATGAAATGACATCAGATAAAAGACATTACACAACAATATTACTCAAAAAAGTAGCTAATCTGTATAACATGGAATTAATATGGGAGAAAAACAATGAGTAAACCACAATATAATTATCAACATGGTTATAATGAAACAAATTCAATAGCGTTAATATGGTGTATTGATGATGTAAAACAAATGGCAGCAGAAATGGAAATACCTGTAAAACTTACAGATGAACAATGTATGGACATTTTATACGAAGTAGATCGTCGTCATGATGCATCGCTTGGTGTTAGTTGGGATACAATTGAATTTAACATAGAAAACTATTTTCAAGACTACAAATGAGTAAGTTAAATGTTAAATCTAAAGACATATTAGTAATAAAACTATCTTATTATCAAGACCTTGTTAATGATTTAAGTAATGTTGTTTATATGAATAAAGAATCTAAACAAAAAGATAAAGACATGACTAAAATCTATCAAGGTTGGGTATCTGCATTAAGATGGGCTTTAGGATTTGATGATATTTCTGACGAAGACTATCACAAAATCATGTTTTCAAAAAAGGAGGAAACAGGTAATGAGCGATAGTTATACGCAAGTACAATTAGACAAAACTCAGGCAGAGAAGATACAACAAAAAACGCATGTATCTATACTATTTTCCAAGGAAGAACTAGAGTGGTTGGGAAATGAAATCTTCGACCTAATAGGAGAAGATGTAGTAAGTAATACAAGCAGCTTAGCGAAATTGCTAAGTAATATAAACAAAATACATAAAAATACATTTCAGTAAACCCTTTTCTTTGCATTTATAGGAGGTTTTATGAACCAATGGATTCATAGGCAGTGGGGTACTAAAGACATATTATATTATTGTCCTAAAAATAAAATAGTATGGCAATACGATAGATATGGCAAAATACATATGTTTGAAGATATGCCCACATACGGACTAGAGAGAAAAATAATGACTGATTACAAAAACAAAGAGGTAATAAATGCAGAAGAATGCTAAAAATGTGCTAAAATTTAGTGAAAAGACATTTGAATCTGAAACAGC